GTGCCGGCGGGACTATTGGTGGTCGCCGTTGCTGTTGTGAATCGAGGTTGGGGATTCGCGCCAGCTGCGCCTACGAGTGGGACTGGATGATCACCTGCCACTTGTTTCCCTCCAAATAGGCCTGCGCCCATTGAGCCGAGTAAGTTCTGCCAGAAGCCCAAGGCTACCCTCCAACGGTCTGAGGGATTCCCAGGATGCTCTCAATATCCGGGTCGAATGAGGCGATCTTCTCGCCCTTCTTTCCGCCAAAGTTCATCTTGAAGAAGGCGTAGCCTTTCTTCTTCAGCTTGTCGAAGGTGAGCTGCGCTGCTGCGATCTCGTCTTTGTCGTCTGGGTCCCACTGGAGCTTCACGTCCCCTTCTTTAATGTCCATGAAAGCCAGTGTGTGTTTCGGTTTCTCAAGGGTTGCTGTCGGTGTCATTTGGTTCTCCTTTGTTGAAGTATTAACATTCCGTCCTCAAAACTCCCACAACTCGCTTTGCCTTTGCCGGGGTTCTATCGGCTTCCAGGTAATCGCCATCGTTCCTCTTGACTCACATTCCCTCATTGAGCAACGCTCGACAAGCCCTTCTTTTTCAAGATCAGGCAATCTCCGTGAAAACAAATACCTGTCAGTCCCATAATGATCAGCCAGTTCTCCCGATGTTGGGGGGTACTTGCAACGCTTTAGCAATTTCAAACAGTAATCCTTCTGCCCTTTCCACTTACCGCTGGCTTTCAGTTCATCCTCTGCCAAGTAGCTGGATAGAGGATCGGTGAGTCTCGATAAGTGAGTCATATAAAAGAGTGGCCGCTTCGGGGTGTGTCGATGTAAACACTCTCGTTGGGCTTTCTGACTGGAGGAGAGAAGGTCCCACGAAATGAAGCGGCCACATTCATATTACACTTTTCCTACGAGCAATTTTGGCATATCCCCGGTTTCCTTCAGCACGGTCAGCCCCGGGACTAGCTTCTCACCCACGGTGACCCCATCGGGTAGCATGATGTGAGCCATGAACTCCTCTTCAAAGGTGCTGATCCCTGAATCTATGGCCTCCAGCTTCGCCTTTATGACCAGGGCCAAGGCTCGCCAGCGTTGACGACAGGATTGCTCCCAACGCCGATGAGCGGTCTCCGCTGCCAGGGGCTTCCGCTGCCAATCGTTTTCGTGGCTGCTCATGGTAAATTCTTCGCTCTTTCGATCAGGCATGGGAAGTTTGAAGGCGATTTTGAGTTTCTCTATCTGGAATTGGACAAGAGCCTTGTCGTCCTCGATCCAGAACCCGAACCCACTGGCCCCATATCGCTGGAGAGTCCGTTCAATTTCGTTCCGGGACTTCTCGCTTGAAACTTTGGTGTTGGAAGCATATCGGGCCATTACAGGTCCAGGTTTTTCAAGATCGTTTCGTACTGTATTTCGACCAGTCGCAGTTTCTGAAAGACCGTCACCAACGTAACGGCCAGGGGGCACTTGCCAGTGACGGGTGAGATATGAATGTTGGCGGGGACCATCTTTGCCCTGTCCTCTTCAATTTCAGGATTACGCTCTCTGAGGATAGGGCTCAACCTGTTCGTGAAAGCCTCGGCCTGTTTTTCCAACTCCTCCGCAACTTGGTACAAGTGCTTCGAGCAGAGTTCGATCGAACCCGATTCTTTTGCTGCTGTAAGATCTGATTCACTCAATCCCATTCCCTACCCCTTTCCAGCTTAACGACTAACATTCCCATTGAACGATTTTGGCGATATAACGGGGAGCCGCCGAACTCTCACCCCCGACGACTCCCCTACCTGTGAAGTCCCGGACACGGTCTGCGTGAACAATAACCGTGAGTGACTCCCACCGGGGATAGTAGCACAGACGTGTGTGTATGTCGTTAAAAGAATTTAAGAGGGGGGTCCCCAGGACCCCCCATGAAAATAGTTGTCAATCAACCGACTTGAAGTTGACAATAAACCGACTTCAAGTTGTCAATTATAATTGACAGCTAGGGCGATGTTCTCAAACCCCTGACAAATTGCCCAACGACCTCATCCACCTGTGGCCCGTTCTCTCGAATGATGAAAGTGAGCGTGGTGGTTGTTCTAGGTTTACCCGGAACATCAGGTGTCGGTTCCAGCCAGATGAGCTCCAGTTCATCCGAGAACGCGCTTTCATTCCCGCTGCTGTTCAAAGCCGTTACACGATAGAACGTGCTTTGGTCGAACACGACCGGACCGGGATCGGTCCAGGTGATGCAGTCGGGAGTGCAGATAGTCAGCGGAGTATGAGAAACCGTCGCTACCTTCGTGAAGGCCACGCAGTTTGCTGGACTCGGATTCGGGTCCGTGCATGAGGTCGAGGAACTGTAGGCCCCATACTCTACCGTCACCCCATCTGTGTTCGCGTCCCAAAAGAGCGGAGCGGGAAATTGAATTTGGTCCGCTTGCCCGAACGCTGGACAGCTTATAAAGAAAAGCAGAAGGAATAGCTTCCTCATACGGTCCCTCCTGGGCCACCTGGACGCATGGGCGGCGGCGGCGGTTGCAGTTCCTTCTTGATCAGCTGAATGAGGCCGACAATGGCAGCACCCGCTGTACCGATCCCAAGCCACAGCTCAGGGGATAGAAAGATCCCTGCGGCCGTGAGGATAGTCGCAATGCCTTGGTAGCTGCTCGGCTCCTTCAGCCTAGCTGCAATCCATTTCAAAAGTCCTTCCATGATTTACCTCCTTTTTGGTGGTTAATCTTTGTCTGGTTCTATTTTCTGACGCTCGTCAAGGGGTCTACCCAATTTCTCAAGGGGAACTGAGGTTCGCTGCTTCACCCAGAGGTTCGTCGCAAAAGTTCTGTCCCGGATCCGGACCAGGATCTTTTCGGAGACCTCCGCGATCTGTCCATTGAGATCCCCTCCAAGCAGCGTCAGGCACAACCCCATGTTCGATGCAGCCCACTGTGCACACTCTGAGGGAAGCACGTCGGCCCTCATCCATTGGTGCAAGACGCAGATGGCCCGATCCTTGGCCTCCAGGTCCTGCGCCACGCCATCCAGGACCTTCAGGGATTCTTCCATGTGGGGAGTCTGATCTTTGATCGCCTTGGCGGTCTTATCTGCCTTCTCTTTACCTCCTCCAGTGGCTCCGTGCCAGACCTGTTCGGCAATGTTCGTCACGATCTCCACATCTGTTTTATATTTGTCGTTGGCCGTGTAGCAGACCACGCCGGCCAGCAGCCAGGCCAAGAAATCCATGGCCGATTCGTAATCTTCCTTGTAGAGCCGGTTGGTGATGAAGAACAGCTGGATTCCATACCTCTCCGTCTTCCACTCCCGGTGCAGCTTCATGAACCTTTCCATGGATTCAATTCCCAACTGAAGCGACTTAGGCTCCGCGCACAGGATCACGCTCCGGTCCCCTATCATTCGCTGAATGAGTTCTTCCGGAATCGGACCCCCCGCTGCCGTACTCATAATCCCGGCCAGAGCCTTCGTGGATATGTCTTTTTTCGGAAGGGCGATCACTGGCGGTAGGCCTGTCACACGGAAGGACCTGGGCGGGTGAGCCATCATTTTGGATAATGCGCCTATGATCGCTGTGACAGGTAGGAAATCAACGATCAGAAGGAGCCAATGGTCCTTTGAATCCAGGAGCGTGAACAGCTCATCTACGTCGTCGCTTGGAAGGAGGTCTTTCAGGTTCATGGTACAGGCGTCTGTACTGAATTATACGTCATGAAGATCCTATCCCAGACTCCTCGGCCCACTTCCTACCCATTTCAAAGATCTCTTCAGCGGATGGTAAGTCGTCAGCCGATTCCACTTTACCGAATACGGGATGCTCACAGTCGAACAGTTTGTGGACCCGGATCATGGCTTCCGTTCCGTAGTAGCCACTGTAGTACCCCAGGTTCCCTTTCTCGATGCGCTCCGCTTCCTCTCGGCTGTTGTCGAAATGCTTCATGCTTCTTTCGATGAGAGCTTCCAGATATTCCTTGGCCTTGTCGGGATCGGTTATCTCCAGGGCAGGCTTGTAGCACTCTTCGGTTGTCAGGTCTTTGGCTAGATTCATCCGACCTCCTTCTTCACCAACTCAGCCTCAATCCCGTCGATCGCGCTCTCAATCCAGCGCAGAGTGAGTTTGTTCGGCCGAGCGATTCTTTTGTTGGCATACCGGAAGAGAGTCGTGTGGGATGGGCCTTCCGCGCCGTTGACGCGGTGCATTTCCCGACACATCCTCTCCCAACTCCATTTGGTCCTTTTCTGTAGCCTGAGTAGTCTTCTCGTGATTTTCATTCCCTATCCTCTCAGCTAAGCGGTCTAACATTCCTCTCTCCCTTTCGACTCAATCTGGATCCGGATCACTTCTTGCTCACACTTGGCGCAAATGACGGTGAGATAGTCGTTCCCGAACTCAAAACTGACGGATAGAGGGCCATACTCGTGACACATGGGATGGAGGTACAGAGGGCCAGCGTGCTTATGGTCACAGCCAGGGGTTTGACAACCCCGGGCAGCTGCGTTCTCCAGATCTTCCAGGTAAGCGACTTTCACCAAGTTTCACCCATATTTGCCAGCTTTCCCCGCACAAATTCCCGTTTTTACCCATATTTGCCAGGATTCACCGGGGAATATCACATAATTGTTATATTCACTCGAAATCCCGCTCCCCCTCCTCCTCCACGTCTTCAGCCTCCCCCCCCTCGTAAACCACAATCCCCCGCTCCAGGATCTCATTCAGCCGCTCGAGCTGGAGGGTCTGCTCCAGCATCAACTGAGGGATACTGTCGTCACCGTCCTTGTCCACCAAGAGAGTCAGTCGATCTTTCAATTCCATGTCAGTCTCCTTACGGGTCAATTACTTCGAGCTTGTCCGGATCACCCGACATTGAGCGACCCCACCCGTCATAGTACCCCTCCTTGGTGAAGAAATATTCGGTCCCGTTGGCACATTTGATCTTGTCCAGGTTATTCCCCTCCGTCACTACCACTGGCATCGGCAAGCGAATCTTCTTGCACTTCCCATCCTCATACACGACAACGAGGTACATTCAAATATCTCCAATCCGCATTTTAATATCCGATTCCGGTGTTTTAATATCGGGTGCAGGACACCAAATCCCGGCACTCGACAGAACCAGCAGAAGGAACCAAAGGAGCAGAGTGATGTTGATTCTCATTTGAGCTTGGTTTCGTACTTCTTGACCTTGGTTTCCATCACAAACACCGGAATCCCTGGCGTTCCATCCCACATCACGAAATACCCGTACCGACAGTCCAGGACCGGATTATCCAGCGGTCCCATACTTCCTACGATCTCTCCTCGCTCTCCATCCGGGTGACCGTCTCCCGCTTCAGTATTTTGCTTCTCTACCAGCGTCCCGTTGGGCATGGCCCCCTGCGCTTCCTCCCTCGAAAATACAAAGCCAGGCCCGCCTGTCATTCGTGCGGTCCTGTCGGGTTCGTCCGCTGCTCGTTGGACCACTTCAGAAATTCGTCCATCTGGCCTTGCGACGGACGGCCCCCCGTCTGCGTGATCCAGTCGGCCAGAAGTTCATCCAGCATCCGGTGTAGATAGTCGTGCCGCTTTTTGTGGGATTCCAGGTCTGTGACGGGTAAGTATTCGTGTTCCATCCCTATCCTACTATTGCTAACATTCCCGCAGGCTCAGTTTGCTAACATTCCCGACCCGCGAAGTAGGTGCACATCTAACATTCCCTCACTGAATCGCCCCGGCCCCGCCCACATTGAGGGGTATGGTGGGGTTTAGCCCGCGCGAGGCCCAGGGCGAACTTTAGGGCCGAGCATCGCTAGCCGCACCTTCCGATGCAGCCCAATCCAACAGAGTTGACGCTGTTGGACCTCCAAAACCACACTCGACCCGACTTTAATAGACGTACTTCAGTTCCTCGAACTGCTCGAAGATCGCCCTCGCTATCTTCTCTGGCAGCTTCGATCCGTTGTCCAAAGTGAATTTCTCATCATGCGACAACGACTGGCCCTGTACCGCTGCACAGTAAGCCGCCCAGGTCCCCTCGATCCGCGTCCGCGCTACCACCATCACGTTCGGTGACAGGCTGTACCTCGCTATCGTCGGACTCCACTTCTGTTCCTCTGTCTGTTCGCCCATTCTCTCACCCCCTCATAAAAAAATTTGGTCGGGCCAGCAAAAGCCGACACGACGCTCTAACACTCCCGCTTGGGTGTATGTCTAACAGTCCCCATCGACACCGCTGACAGCATCTCCCGCGCATGTCCCAGGTACACCGTCGCCTTCCTGAAGTTGTCCTCTGCCTTCACAAGTTCACGCTGAATCTCACGGATTTCGGCCTCCTTGACCACTTTCATCTAGTCCCCCTAGAAACCTCTCCTCCAAGAAACTCATAAGAGCTACACCGGATTAATAACCGCCCTGGCCGCTCCTTTCGGAACACCCCCCATTGTCAAAGATCAAGGAGCGAACCACGACCAGGGCGAAAGAGAGATGTTCTTATGACCCGCGCAGTTTCCCTTTCAGGCTCGGAGTCAAGCACACACCCCAGGAAGCGCAGAAAGAGGATAACACGTCAATGTGTGTATGTGTAGGTCAATCCAGAGAGAAAAAAAATAAAATTACTGAAACGCGGTTATAGGGTAAGCATAGAGCATGGAGTAAGGGACTCCTGCTCCGCTGGAGGATTCCGAGGATTCGACTCCTTTTTGACCCCTCCTTCCTTCCTTCTTTCTTCGGTCTGGTCTGGCCGGTCTGGTCTGGGTGGTGGTGGTCTGGTCTGGGTGGTCTGGTCTGGTGGACTGGCCGAGGGTGAACCGCCGACAAATATGCTCACCGCGTCACCGGCCAGTCCGTTTCGTTTGAGCGTGAACCATCCTATACTATCCCCTTGCCTACTTCGAGTAAACGCTGTCACGGCCATCCTCGACGCATCCATTCGTCAAATCGGTGTCCCGTAGACTCCTGACTACGGGACAGGTGTTTTCTGGGTTTTGACCCCTGTCTCTACTGGCTTGTGGGCTGCATATTCTCAAGGGTTTGCGGGACACCTTCGAGCGAAATCGAGCGGACAGGCTTCTGAGTGTTGACCATGGTCATACGATCATGGTAATATGAATATAAGAAAGGATAGGGAAATATGAAAACACCAAAAGACCCTCAAGTTTCAACTCTTCACTCCAAGCAAATCACCGAGGCAATCGAAGCCAAGGCAATCACTGAGGAGGAGATGGATATCTTCTCGCAGTACGCTCCACACCAAGTGGAGAGCCATTGGGATGCCATTGCCGACCACGTTTACACCATGGGATTAGGGGAATAGTTTCCCCCCCCCTGGTTCGTGTTTTCCTCTACTTGGACACGGACCCGAGCGCAAGGTAGGGAGAAGGATAGGGAATCAATGTTTGACGAAAGCCTAGACAAAGAAATCGCAACCAAGGAAGTCTACTCCGTGGGTGGGGTCAGATTGACGGTCGGGATTTACCAGTACAACGGAAGCACACCCAAGGTCCAGATCAAAAGAGAACGCAACACCAAGAACGGTTCTTGGAAGTTTGCCAAGTTGGGAAGACTGACCGCTGACGAAGTGAGACAGATCACCACTGGCTTACAGTGGGCCTCTGAAACGCTGGACACAATGAACGGAGAAGGGAGCCAAGTATGAAACAGAAAGCACCAGCAATCCAGTTTGCCAAGATCCCCAACAACATCATCGGTCGTTTATTCCTTTGGGTCTTGCGTCGATATATGAACACTGACCGCTACTCAATCGTGACACGCGGAAGGAAGCCCAGACGTGTTATCCGCTACTCCTACGATGTGCAGAAATCGAACGCGCAAGAGTTAGGACTCTACATCGTTGACCGATGGGAAAAGAAACAGAGAGAGAACAACTGGAGCCTGGAAGGGAGCCGAATATGAAAGAAGTATCTGACGACAAGATCAAGTTTATGTTTCATGAGGCAATGGAAGTACAGAACGCGTGTAACCTCTCCGGGGTTTTGTTTTCCTTTGCGCGTCACATGCAAACGCTGTGCGACTTGGGACTGGACACGGACGCAAGAAACGCGCATCCGGTGTGCATCCTCTTCTCCAGCAAGATCGCAAGCCTAACAGGGAGCGAGTCAGTGGGTGTGTTCTCCGAAGCGTATGAGAGTGTTACCCAAAGCCTTGGAGACTTGCAGCGGAAGATGGGAGGGAGCCGAGTATGATTCGAGCTAACTTTGTTAAAGATCAACACATCACACCAGACGACAGGGACCACGATATTCTGACCGCTCGGGTCTACCAGTGGGACAAAAGAGAAGGCGCAAGGGTAGGGGATTATATCGAGTTTGCCGATGGGGTCACACACCGATTCTCACACGATTGGGGTAAGGAGGAAGGCATGGGAATCCAGACCAGTCCCATCGGCGGTAGCTTCTACTTCGGTGACGGTTACCTGAGTTACTCGGGTGGACTGGAGCCTTGCATCCAACACGATCAACTGGAAGACACCGGAGAGCAGCGGTTAGGATCGGTCTGGTTCTTCCACCGTGATTACCGCAGAGCGCACAATGGAATCAATGCGGTGATCCCTTGCAGAGTGTTCAAGACTTCGGCCAATAGCGACCACTGGAAGGGGGGAAGATAATGCACGTTATCCACCTACCAGCAAGCACCAAAACAGTGAGTGTCGGCCAGTACGTCAAAGCCTGGAAGGATTGCAAGGCTGCACCAGTTGGCACGGAATACGATCACGGCCTTGGGTCTTGGTATCCAGCGACACGCGAGGTAATCCTGCGCGAGTTTGAGGAAGGGATGCACGATAGGATCAACAAGAAGATCGAAGGCTATGGAGTCGGCAGGAAGTGGGACAGCGATTACCAGCGAGGTATGGCACACGCAGCGAGGGCTGTAAATACTCCGCGTCTGATAGTTCGGTATGTCCCTGCGGATCTTCTCAAACGGCTCGCGCATCGGATCTATAACGAGGAAGAATAACAGCGTGGCAACACCGCTTCGTGACTCCGTCGCGGGGGGGTGTGGCTGCACTAAAGCAGTCAGGAAGGGGATAGGATGAGACAATTAAGCAAACGCGAACAACGTCAACGTCAGGCTTGGATGAGTCGGTTCGATACTCGAATGATCGAGCGAAGACCCGAGACAGCGGGAAAGCAGGATTGGGACACCGCTCTGTTTTACTACCTCCAAGGTGTGACACCGCTAGAGGCAGTTGAGCAGATATGCCAACCAAAACCGGAAGGGATCGAATAATGACACCGATTGTTGAAGTGAAGCTATGGAAGTATGACGCGATCATGGTCAACACGTCAGGCGGGAAGGATAGCCAGACCGCGTTAAGGGCTGTTGTCCAGTTGGCAAACCGTCAAGGCTATCCCTTGTCTCGAATAGAGGCAGCACACGCGGATCTTGATAAGGTCGAGTGGGAAGGCTGTCCAGAACTGGCGAGGGAACAAGCAGAGCATTATGGTCTGAGGTTTAGCGTGGTCCGACGAAGAACGAAAGACGGTGACGAGAGTACAAACCTATTGGACTACGTCAGACAGCGAGGAATGTGGCCTAGCAACACCGCACGATATTGCACCAGTGACTTTAAGAGAACGCCATGCAGCCGAGTGTTGACCGCGCTGGACAGGAAAGTACGAAGGGACAGGAGACACCACACCAAGATCCTGAACGTCTTCGGCTTCAGAGCGGAGGAGTCACCAGCACGGAAGAAGAAGCGAGTCTTTGAGAGGAACAAGAACGCGAGTACCAAGAGCCGCACGGTTTACAACTGGTTACCGATTCACAACTGGACGGAGGCTGAAGTCTGGGCAGATATCAAAGAGTCGGGAGTGCGACACCATCGAGCGTATGACATTGGAATGCCGAGGCTGTCTTGTTGCTTTTGCATCTTCGCACCAAAGGCAGCTTTGGTGATTGCGGGGAAGGATAAACCGGAGCTACTCCAAGAGTACGTCGATGTTGAACGGGAGATCGGTCACACGTTCAGGGTTAACCTGTCACTGGCCGAAGTTCAAAGAGCAGTACAGGAAGATGAGCAGCCAGACTTAGTCGCGCTAGACGGAGCCTGGAACATGTAGAAGGGAGGATATCAATGTATCCGTGACGCAATAACGCTCCGTGACTTGTCGCGGGGCGTGGTGGCTGCACGGAGTAGCCAAATGGCGGTAGACCGCCGGAAAGGATAGGGAAACCATGGGAACATCAACACAGCTTCCCACACTGGACCAGACGAGGAACACCGGCCAACTGGCCGAGGCTGTCTTGTTTCGTCCGGGTCAAGGCCAGGGAGTACCGTTTTATCGCGGTTACTGGTGTCACGAGTGTGGCTCCAACTTCAGGCCAGCAATCAAGGCGCAGCGAGTCTGCGTGTGTTGTGCAAGGACCGAAGTCTAGCATGGCAGAACCGCTCCCGCGACTTCGTCGCGGGGGTGTGTCGGCTGTACTACCAGTCGGGAAAGAAGGATAGGGAATTGATTCACTACCAAAGGAAGTACCAAGTTAAGAAGTACCTCACCGTTGACGACTTAACGGAGGCTCTGATTGAACGCACATGGACAGTGTCCAGTGGCTTCGAGTTGGAGGGTCTACTGTTTTTCAATGACGCGTTCAGTGAAGACGGAGCGCAAGAGTACGCAGTCTACCGCGACGGAAAGCAGATCGAGAGCATTACATTCAGTTGGTGCGATTACGACAAAGCCAGGGAGATCATCTTGGAACTGGTCGAAGGTACGCTCGATACCGCTGATATGTTTACCGGCAGGATTCAACCACAGTTCACCATAGTGGGGAGCCTGTAATGACGAAGGGGAAAGACTACGCGATCAAGGAAGTATTTCTCACCGTCAGGGATAAGCCAGTGGTCCCCGTTGCCTTGGAGAAGTTCAAAGACAGGCTGTGCAGTAGTCAGGAAGTCTTTAGAGCGTTTGTCTCACTGAACGAGCGTGACGTTGAGCAGTTCATAGCTCTCCACCTGGACACCGGAAACCGAGTACGCTCGATTCATGTGGTGTCTACTGGCCTTCTCAATGCTTCCTTGGTTCATTGTCGGGAAGTATTCCGCACAGCAATCGTCAACGGGGCTGCAAGAATGATCGTGCTGCACAATCATCCGAGCGGATCCCCAACACCAAGCAAAGAAGACGTGAGCATTACCGAGAAACTGGTGAAGGCAGGGAAGATCATCGGTATCAAAGTGTTGGATCACATCATAGTGGGTGGTTCAACCTACTACAGTTTTGCCGATGAAGGGAGAATCTGAGTGGCCTACAACAAGAAGAAAGCCTACAAGCTGAGTGACGCGGAGAAACAGATGGCACGGCGGTATGTTGGATGCCCTATCAAACGGACGCGGATACAGGTCGCGTTATGCGGAAAGATGCAAGCCGATTGCCGAAAGAAGTGTGAGCAGATGAACATGGGGAACGGTTGCCAACATTTGGATTACACCGTGGCGACTGGCGCATGGGCCGATTACCAAAGAGCCAAGGAGGGCGCATGATTTACAGACCAACTGGAGGGACAGGGGGAAGGGTGAAGCTAGAAAACCCCTACCCGCGCAGCAATCTTCATCGTGATTGGGTGTGCTGGCAATGCGAGGAATCAACACCGGCTGAAGGGCCAACACTGGAGAATAAAGACGTTGACCAGTTCTTTAACGATCACAAGGAATGTGACAGGGACCCGTACATTGACGAGTATCCAGTGCATTAAGTGTGTGTATGGTCATACGATCATGGTACACTAACAGAAAAGGAGGATAGGGAATATGCCAAAGGCTACGTTTGAGATCCAAAAGCAACCTAAACCCACGAAAGAAATGCCCTGGACGTTTGCGATCCTGTGTGAGAACGACGAGTGTGACCCAAACCCTGACACATGGGTGGTCGCCAATGAAGATGGCGGGTACGTTCACGGAATCTGCACGGAGAAGGGCTTGGAACATGCTCACGATTGGGCCGTGTGGAACTACGGTTACCCCGGCTTCCGGGCGCACCTACCGGGGGAGCCTTGGGAGCCAGTATTTTGAAAGGAGGTAAGCAATAGCGAAAAGGCCAAGGGGTAACCTTGGTCTTTGCTCCGTGAGTCAACCTAGTCGGAGCCTGACGAGCATGGTTGAGGAAAAAAAGGAGGATAGGAAATGGGTAAAGCAAAGGCTGTAACAGCGGAAGCATTGTTCAATGCTCCCGAGATCCAAACCGTACCGAAGGCGAAGAAGGGCAAAACCACAAACAGACTGGTGGTTCCCTTCATTGACTTCGACCTTGTCGCTGCACTCGGCATCGTTGAGAAGGCTATCAAGTCTGTATCGGTGCAGATGAAAGACGCGATCAAGGAACTGGCTACGGATGAGTTCGTAACGCAGATCCTTGCGACAGGGACCAAGCCTGACAGCTTCACCGCGAGGGGTGACTTGTCTACGGGTCTAGTGAGTCTCCGCAAACGTGGAAGCAATGCCAGACTGGACGAGGACGTTGCGCTCAAGCTGATCGAGAAGGGCATCCACGTTGACGAGATCGAAGCAGTACCGGAGCGGTTAGTTATCAACCCTGAAATTCTGAATGACCAGAAGATCATCGGAGCGGTAGCCGAAGCACTCCAGAACCACCCGAAGCTGAAAGGCGTCACGGTGGTAATGAAGCAGACCGCCGAGAAGCACTACGCGGTGAGTGAGCAGACGCTCCCACAGTTGGCCCAAGCAGCCGATAAGGAAGACGAGTTGCGCGAAGTGTTGGGCAAGCTGGCCGTGATAAGTGTTGGCCGGTTCGTGCTGGAGAACTGCAAGGACAGCGGAGAGCAGAAAAAGAAGGCTCTCAAGATTCTGTTTGACGCGGAGATCCTGTAAGGCATGAGCTTCAGCGAGTGGCGGTATCTATTCCCCCCCCGTCCAGAGTCGGCGGTGACGTGCGACTTGATACGCATGTATCAACGGCGGGGGTGGGTTGGTCAGTTCAAGAAGAACGGGACCTGTGCTGTTATCGGCATCGGTCCCGGCCAGACCTTCCAGTGGTTCAACCGACACCAAGACACGCTGAAGTGGGAGCCTCCACCAGAAACGGTCCAGTTGCTTTGGGAAATGTTTGGAAGCAAGGCATGGACCGTGTTGATAGGGGAGTTAATCCACTCCAAGGTCAAGGACATTAGGAACCGGCTGTACCTCTTTGATTACGTTGTGTTGGAGGGTCACTACGCCCTTGGTTCGACGTTTACGGAGCGTCAGAGCGTGTTGTATGAGCGGGTTGAGCCGTTTATTGCAGCCGAAGCGAAGTCACACTACTTGGCTTCACGGAATGTCTGGTTAGCCAGGACGATCAAGAAGGAACTGACGAGCGTGTTTCATGCGATCACCAGTCCAGAGGACGAAGGGCTAGTGTTGAAAGATCCATGGGGCAAGCTGCGCGATTGTGAGCGGGAGAATACAAACGGCCACTGGCAAGTGAAGGTAAGGCATCCGAGAACCAACTTTGCATTTTAGGAGGATAGGGAATGATTTTACAACCAGATGAAAAGAACGTGCTGTCAGACTTGCAACACGACACACAGTTGCAGGATATGGCGCGTTTCGCGGGAGCGGAAGGAAGCGAGTACGTTGACCATTGGGTGAGCTACTACGCTTGCCAGTACACCGACGCAATCGGCATCAAAGATGCCAGGGTGTACGAGATCCTGAACGCGATCTTGGCCGACGACTATTTTGAGTTTGAGGGAGAGGAACCAGAGCCAGAGGCATGGGAGAACCCCATGAACACCTACCGGGAGAACCGGCGCGAGTACCTGTTGAGCTACGGCCCTGACACCTACTTTGAAGCAGGATTGGAGGACTGATGAAGGTACACGTTGTAATGATTCACCACAAACACGGAATCAACCTATCGGCGCACGACACGGCCAGAGGAGCAGAGGAAGAAGTGGGCCGATATGTAGCAGCCGAATGGTCTGCGGAGATCAGTCCAAAAGATCCGTACCCCAAAGAGAATCAAGTGGAAGCCTACTTCGAGAAAGTGGAGTCGGAGTATTACGATATCGAGGAATTAACCATCCAACAGGAGGAGGGGGAGTGAAGCGGAGGGTTGAGTTTTACGAGTGTGAACACAGCGGTGACGAGCAGGGATATGTCGATAACCTCACCAAGCATCCTGCTATTCAAAGCGTCACGGTAGTGCAACGACCTTACAACATGGAGTACGGCGAGGAAGTTGTGATTATCGAGGTCGAATCTGACCTGACCTCCGTTGAAATAGTGGACATAGG